ATATCCGTCTCATCGGCGACGATGGGAGCGTTCGGAATATCGTTGGCGCGACCGACACCCGTGACAAAAATAGCACCCGAGTTTTCGTGTTTCCTGGTTACCACACCAATATTTTGAATGAGATCGGGGTCTGTGCCGTAGGGCTTGACGTTCGATAAAACACCCGCGTAGGTGTTACTCACGTAAAGGGTCTCACCTTCGTTGAATGCCAACGTATTCATCTGATTCACCTTACCGTACGCGACGGCGACACCTTCTACACCCGGTGCGAGAGAAGCGTCGTAGACGATACCTATGGAAGGCATGGTCGAGGGAGAATTAGCTTTCGCGAGTTTGGCGTTCACCACGTTCTGGTTATGGAAACTTTCGATGTATATGGTATTACCCGATACCATCGTGATTCCGTTTTCGGCGTTACGAATCTTGATATAATTGTGAAGTGGGAATTCGTTGACCCATTTTCCGGAATCATCGTACACGAGAATCTGGTCGGCCGCGAGGTCCGTGATCGAAACATTAGAGAGCTGATCGAGTTTCACATCGACGTTCGACGTGAGATCCGTCGCCAAAGCGGTCGTCGGGTTCGTAAACTGAATCGTGTTCGACGTCGCGTTTCCGTGATCGGAAACGACCTGGAGATTCACGTTGGAAAGAAGACCACCGTCACCGAAATAGGCTGAGGCTTGGATATTGGAAGACACGTACGCGTTCCCTTCGATGTGAAGTTCTGTGGATGGGGTCAACGTGTTAATACCGATATGTTGATCCACGATCAGGTCGGTCGCGACCCTTCCGGAAACCGCCGTGAGCGCACCCACGTTGGATGTACCGTGAACATCGAGGAGGTACGCGGGTGCTTTCGTACCGAGACCCACGCGACTCGTCTCGGCATCTACGTGGAGAGTGTCTGTATCCACAGTCAGGTTCGAAGACACATAGACGTTACCAACCACATGGAGGTTCGCATCTGGTGACTTGGTCTCAATTCCAACGGCGTGGTTCACCGCATCGACATGGAACGTATTTTCATCAACAGTGAGGTCCCCGGAAACGTAGACATTCCCAACCACATGAAGATTTGCGTCGGGCTCCTTGGTCTCAATTCCAACGGCGTGTCGTCCAGCATCAACATGGAACGTATTCTCGTCGACGGTCAGATCATCAGACACGTAGACATTTCCAGCCACGTGAAGTTTCGCATCCGGAACCTTGATCCCGACACCGACGGATTGTGTACTCGCTTCGACGTGAAGCGCGTCCGTAGCGACAGTTAAATCATCAGACACGTACACGTTCCCCACGACGTGAAGATTCGCATCCGGCTCTTTCGTCTCAATTCCGACGGCGTGGTTCACCGCATCGACGTGGAACGTGTTTTCGTCGACGGTGAGATCCCCAGACGTGTACACGTTCCCGATCACGTGGAGGTTCGCGTTCGGGTTCACTGTCCCAAGTCCTATGGACTTGTACTCCACGTCCACATGGAACGTGTTTTCATCTACAGTCAGGTCCCCAGATGTGTACACGTTCCCAACCACGTGAAGTTCCGCATCGGGGCTTTTTGTTTTGATACCCACGCGCTCCGTCGAGGCTTCGACGTGGAGTGCGTCTGTAGCTACTGTGAGATCATCTGATACATAGACGTTACCCACCACATGAAGGTTCGCATCCGGAGACTTGGTCTCTATGCCGACGGCGTGATTCACCGCATCCACATGGAACGTATCATCGTCAACCGTGAACTCTGTCGCGACGTAGACGTTTCCGACCACATGGAGTTCCGCATCGGGGCTTTTTGTTTTGATACCCACACGTTCCGTCGAGGCTTCAACGTGAAGCGCATCGGTGGCGACCGTGAGATCATCGGTCACATAGACGTTACCCACGACATGAAGGTTCGCATCGGGCGACTTCGTTTCAATTCCGACAGCGTGGTTCACCGCATCGACGTGGAACGTGTTCTCGTCCACCGTGAGATCACTCGTCACATAGACATTACCCACGACGTGAAGATTGGCATCCGGTTCTTTGGTCCCAACTCCAACGGAGTTGTACTCTGCATCCACATGGAACGTGTTTTCGTCAACAGTCAGATCCCCCGATGTGTACACATTACCAACCACATGTAAATTAGCATGTGGTTCCTTCGTCTCGATTCCGACGGCGTGTGCAGTCGCATCGACATGGAACGTGTTTTCGTCAACAGTTAGATCCCCCGATGTGTACACGTTACCGACGACATGAAGATTGGCATCTGGCTCTTTGGTCTCGATTCCGACGGCGTGTGCCGTAGAGTCTACATGGAACGTATTTTCGTCAACAGTCAAGTTCGAGCTCACGTACACGTTACCCACGACGTGAAGATTAGCATCCGGTTCCTTCGTCTCGATTCCAACGGCGTGTGCCGTCGCGTCCACATGGAACGTGTTCTCATCGACGGTCAAGTTCGAGGACACGTACACATTTCCTTCCACATGTAATTCCGCATCGGGATCTGTTTCTTTGATGCCCACCTTGTTTCCAATCGAAAGAATATCTGTCGTGTGTGTGTTCCCAGTGACGTACAGAACATTCGACCCGAATTCATCCACGAAAAGGTTCGAACCGACGTCGAGGGAGTGTGTGGGTGTCGTAGTCAAAATACCCACGTTGGACTCTGTGAGAACTCGACCGTACACGCGAACATCGAGTGAATCGGATGTTTTAGGAATGATGGTGGATCCATACGAACTACTGTCGGTATACGCGAACACCAACTCATCCGGTCCTTCCCGGAACCCCACAGCCACGTTAGCATTCGGGCGGTACATGATAATTCCAAGATCTGAAGAGACGTTTTCTTTTCCGAGTTCGATGATGGGATCTTTCACGATCGTGTTCACTGTATTCACGGTCGTGAGTGCACCGTTCACGCGCATGTTCCCATCCACCACCAAGTTGTTTTGCATGTATGTGTTTCCCAACACAGTGAGAAGGTTTGAACCTTCGGTGTCTACATTAAATGTCGAACCCACATCGAGTGTGTGAACGGGATTTCCATTCGCTACACCAACATTAGAGAGGGTCGTGACGGAAGTGACCGCGTCGTTGAATGATACTGTGTTCCCGGTAACATTACCGTTAATCACAGCCGCTTCGAGTGAGAAATTGAGAATATCCTCGGCGACTGCACCAGAATCCATAACCTCTTTCGTGACTTGGTTATACGCCAAGACGGTAATCTTTCGATCCGAGAGGTCTGTGCGTAGACGAAGGGGTGTCATGTACACAGAATCTGAGAAGGGTATATCAAGCTGTTCATCACTCGCGTTGAACACGATCGTATTTTCCGCCTGGTCGTCGGTACAATTTTTACCGAACCTAATCTTGGTGGAACGTTCCACCGTCGGCAAGTTCTTGACCATTTAATATAGAATAGTATTTTAATTCGCGTAGAGAAGGCCCGCCATACCATTCTCGATACGTAATATGTTATAGTTGACCGCATATATAGGGTCATTGATAGGTAAGTCTTGACTCATGATCTTGGCTGAAGAAAGGCGACTGAAATTAAGTGTACCCGTAGGTTGGAGAGAACTCGTGGAGAGGCAAAAGCAATACAGGAAAAAATCGGGGGATGTGACAAAATTTGTGTGGTAGTAATTCATGACATCGATATAATGTGGTTTTCCCCATCGGTAATTACTCACATCGAGACCATTAATGTTCAATTTGACTTTGTTCGTGGGTGACGTGAGTGCACCATCCGTCGTCGTATCAGATGACGCGAGATACTTCACGGGGTGATTAAAGGTTAAATCTTGAATCAATTCACCGGATGCGATATTCTTTTGGACTTGGGTAATCAACAGATCGTGTTTGCGCGAAGCGATGTTTCCACGTTCTTCGTTATCGAGATAATAATAATTGGCGAAACACTCGACGTTATAATTAGACGCAGCGGATGCCCAATGAATACGAATCTCGACGTTATGGTAATTGAGTGCGACGAGGGGGAGAGCGCACTGAGGTCCCTCGCAGAAGAAGAAGCGTAGAGGATAGAAATAGGAACGCGCACTCACACCCGGATGTGTACCGTTCGAACTCTTGGAGACATTTTGTGCGAACGTATCGACGGCGATCTTTTCAGTAAAAATCGCATCTTGAGAATCTACGAGAGACCCACCTATGTACAGTTCGACTTTATCGATGATGGTGTCCCATCGCTGTATGTCGAGCGCCTGAGCTGTATTATCGATTGTAAAATAAACATAACCTAAAAGATCTCCAGAACGTTCAAATTGAACGCTGGACATAGAATTGTTTTTCACCGCTCCATGTATCGTTTGCTTTTCGATGGATTGTGAAAAATTAGCATGTCGTTTGAATGTTGAACTGAAAAACGAAATTTCGGGATTACCCATGATATACTCATCCTGGGCACCTATCGCGATCAATTGAACAATACCGGCGGACATGGTAATACTACTTTAACGGGAGAAAATTACAAATTGGGTTTTCTACACACGAAACGAATAATCAAATAATTATCTTTGGCAGGACTCGAAGGGGCGACGAGCGTGCCATCTTGGTTACGAATATTAACAGTAAAACGATCGATGCTACGAATGGGGTTTGTGTATTGTGTCGCGAGAGGGTAGTTATCCTTGAAGCTGATGATTCCGGAATCATCACTCGTCACGATACTCGCGAAGGAGTTTCGGAGAATACTAGCACTCGCTTGACCATTCGGTTCGTTCGACGCACGCTCCGAAAAGATACTGTCCAGTTCCTCGATGGAGATGTAACAGTGTTCGGTATCCGCCGTCGTGTTGATTCGGGCACCGAGAAGCCGAGCCTGAACAACATTCTTCAGGGGTTGCTGAAGATGACACGTGAACGTGTTCGCACTCGACTGTCCGATCGAATCGATGGTGACAGTGTGGTATTCGTGTTGAAGATCGGGAATCAACTGTGTAGGAGCTGTGATGAGCGCCATATATCATTAGCTTAGATTAAAGATCCACCAATCCCACCCGTGATGTCGTACCCGGCTTGGTCGGACACGAGCTTTTGGGCACCACACACACCTCCTGGAGTTAAACCCTTCGAGTAAGGGCTGTCCTTCTTACCAGAGCCCGCGGTGCAATCGAGGTTAACGGGAAGATCGAAGATGGACTGATCACTGACCGTCTTGGTCGTGATTGGTCTGGGTTGGTACTTGCTCATGGTACTGTTCTTAAAGGCGGCGAGGGCCGAGATGATCAGAAGAAGAATCACAATCATGGTGAGGGCGTTACGGTTGACACGATTGAGAGTAAACATTTATAATGAACAAAGATTTTTTTAAACTGCGTTAAAGGTAATTTTTTTAGTTTCTGTATAAAGAGTAGATGGACGAAGAGATCGTACTCGATCGAGGACATGCTAGTGTCATGAAATTGGATGCCGATGAACAGGCCATCATGGATGAAATTGAAATTTCCGCTCCCGCACCCCAACGTGTCCCCCGACCCACGTTTAAACCACCACCTCCCCAGATGTCCGAACGACAGGAGGCGATGGATGCTTTCGTCAACCCGAATAAACAGACGACTCAGAATGTTTCTGCTCCTGATGAAGAGATTGATTACGGGGATGACGATGACGCCAACTTTTTTGATGATGGCGAGGACTATGGTCCTGGACAGGGTTCCGGTGAACAGGAGGAACAACCTTCGAAGGGATATTCATCTGTCGACGAGGAAAAGGCGGACCTGATTAATAAGCTCGGACGTCTCGAGAAGAAGGGGTTCGCGGTGAACAAGCGACTCAATGCCTATTCCAATGTGGAGGAGCTCCGAACAGAGGTGAAGCGTATCACGTACAGTATCGACGTGGAACAATCGATTCGGTTCTCTCGACGTATGCTCGTCGCATGTGTGACCGGTCTGGAGTTTTTGAACAAGAGATACAACCCTTTCGAGATTCAGCTCGAAGGTTGGTCCGAGTCCGTCATGGAGAATGTGGACGATTACGATGGTGTTTTCGAGGAGCTCTACGTGAAGTACCGATCGAAGATCTCAGTCGCCCCTGAGGTGAAGCTGATCATGATGTTGGGTGGTTCGGCGATGATGTTCCACCTCACGAACAGTATGTTCAAGTCGGTCATGCCGAACATGAACGATGTGATCAAGCAGAACCCCGACCTCGTGAAGAACATGATGTCCGCCGTTCAGAACACGACTCGTAAGACGGATGGTCCGGCGACGGATGCCCCCGTCGGTGGTACGGGTGAATACCAGATGCAGGGACCTGGTATTGACATCTCGAGCCTGATGGGTGGGATCATGATGCCTCCAGCTCCACCCATGAATACTTCGGCGATTACGACCGGTGGTGACGATGACGATGATGACATTTCCGATATCATCTCCATTTCCGGTGAATCGACGGGTGGTGAAGTCAAGGAGGTAAAGGTGACTCCAGCAAAAACCAAACGCACCAGGCAGAAGAAGGCGAAGAAGGAAATTAATCTCTAAATATATATAAATGATAGCGTACTATCCTTTGGAGGAACTGGAACCTCCGAAGCCACAACCGGAGTCGGTTGTCACACCAGAACCAGTTAAGAAGACTGGTACTGAAGAAAGTGAACTGAACTACGTCGTGATAGCTTTCATTGTCGGAGTTGTCGCGTTAGCTGTCTCCGACGCCATCAGGGCGTAATTATTTTTTTTACCGCGAGGTCTTCCCTCGTAGTAAATTTAATACGTAAATTCGGCGACTGTCTCACCGTTATTAACATCCAAGTTGTTATTGTTTGAGGGCCAGCCCGCGACGTTATTTTTAATCGAAATCAGGCGTCCTCCACGTGACGTATACAGTTCAACATGAATATCATATGAATACACACGAGTGTTTTCTGTATTTACTGGAGTCATGATGATACCTCGTTTTCCGACCGAAATGTTCGGGTTCCAAGGATAATCTGTATCACCACCAAACAAATTTTTCGCACCGACTGTAATTTCTTCATTTAAAGTTGAACTGTAACTTCCATCATGTGTACCACCTTGTACTTCCAAAACCATCGTACTCATGTCACGTACGGCACTACCATCTACCTTTCGTATCATCGCTACAATCTTCGCATAAAACGACGCATCACCGAAAAAGAGACGAATCATCTTCGCTTTGGTTGTTCCTACAATCTTCGCATAAAACGACGCATCACCGAAAAAGAGACGAATCATCTTCGCTTTGGTTGTTCCTAATTCGAATGTTTTGGAGTATCGTTTACACGCCACGTCGTTCGACCCTGAAATGAAACCACCACCTACGTGAAGGGCGGTCGACGCCTCTGAACCACCTAGACCGATGGCGACCTGGTTACCGAGATCGATCTTACCATCGATGTTAAGATCACCAGTCACTTCCAGATTACTGTTGATCAGCATGTCACCAGAAGAAGGGTTGACGTGTACATTTCCACTCGGTGTCGCATAAATGTTGGAGACGCCACCAGTCGTCTTGAATTCCAGAATGACATTACTCGTCGCGTGTTCTAAACGAGCCGTGCCGTTATACATGTGGAACTTGGTAGCCGGTCTTGACGTACCGATACCTACGTTACTCGTGTGTATCACATGAAGACCGTCAGCTTCGACTGAGTTGTTCATTCCACCCACGACGATACCATGTGTCGTTCCAGAAGTGGTATACCCTCGAACGTACCCACCATACCCGTCGTTCGTGTTCAATGAAATACCAGTTTTCGTATTGGTACCGGGACTTTCGAGTTTGAGAACGTCTATGTCCGAAGTGACACCTGAATATATATGAACGTTAGTACTTGGATCTGTGGTGCCTATACCAATGAGACCTGTACTTTTAATTCGCATGGATTCGGTCGCGAACAATTCCTGTGTAGTCGCCGTAGCCTTGTTTTGAAAGCGCATATCACCCGAAGATCCTATGGTTTCGAAACGTCCACCATCACTCAGAGCGTAAATATCCATATTTCCAAAATTAATTTTCTGACCGGGTGCGAACTCAACACCACCATTGACGAAAAGTGTCGTCGTATCGGGTTGTTGAATCTTACTCGTGTCAGTTGTTCCAATCAAAACGCGTCCACTCGAACCACCGCCAGAAATAAGCATAGCGGGTTTAAGTAAGTTGGAAACGCCTCGTTCCATGTCCGATATATCAGACGCACTCAATTGCGGTTCACTGTACGCCTGGAATACGTGTTGTGAACCGACGAGTCGTATTTGATCTGGACCCGCGGCACCAGGACCTTCGTTACCCTTGAATATTAAAAGTTCTGAAATGTCTGTACTCACAAGTCTCTCTTTAATGAATGTGTTACCATACTCATCAGACAACAGACCACCAAAATAGAGCTCGTTACCTATGACAACATTTCCATTCACTTCTAATTTATCACGGGGAACATCTGTACCTATACCCACATTGCGTGTACTTCCATCGATGTACAGTCCAATATTCGTTGAATCCGAAACCTGATTAATATTACGAGTAATTCTAAAATCTCTCGTCCCGGCGATACCGACGGACCACCCACGAGGGTTCGAATCATTTGTCGTTTGTATGTATGACGTAAACGCGTTCCCTTGAGTCGCATCCGTTTGAGCCGCCATGATGGCATCACCCGCTCCACCGGCACCGTGATGGTTATGAATCATGAGACTGTTTTCGCGTGCGTTACCTATCCCACTACTCACGACTTCAAGGAACGCTTCGGGTACAGTTGATCCTATACCAACACGTCCATCACTTCGAAGTGTGAGAATATCCGTTTCGTCGTTATAATCTTCATTGGCTAAATAAATATCCAACTGTGTCCTAGACTTGTTACTCGTGAGGTCATGTTTACCCAATTTGAATGTTGCCCGGACAGCTTCGTAATTGTTCAGAACACCTTCCCGCGTGAGTTCGAGTACGGGTTCTTGTGACACGGTATCTTCCGTCTCGACGGAATTTGATATAACAAGAGGAGTGCTGAGATGATCGTATGCAACTCTGTGAACTGGTTCATTATTTATAAACACGGTTCCACCCGATGTATGAAGAAGACCCTTCGGTGTCGTCGTACCGATTCCAACATTACTCGTCTCGAGAATAGTCAATTTAGGAAGACCCATCGAGTCACTCGTACTCGCATAGAAATTGAGACCCTTTCCGGTTCCTACACGCGATTCAATCTTTGTTTGATTTATCACTGTGTCAGCTTTCGATCGAATGTAATTCGTACTCGTACCCGAGATGACCGCGTTGCTTCCATTCACACGAAGGTTACCACCTATCGTGAGTTTTTCAGTCGGAGCTGTATTCGCGATACCCACATTTCCATCAGAAGCGACACGCATCCGTTCCGTATTTTTCGTTTTTAAAATCACTGTTTGATGACTCGCAGATGTTTTGGCACCGTTCACCTCAATCGCGGAGATGTTCGACGCCTGAGGACCCGCTCGGATACTCACAGTGTTTGAAACGGAGTCACCACCCTGAATATCACCGTGAATGATGACATTCGCCGCTGACGAAATACCAGATTCACCTTCAACTTCGATGAAATCTTGTACCACAATAGACTCTGTGATGAGACGTCCGGTGGCGGTGTTACCGATGACGGTAAGTGTGTTAGAACCAAATGTATTTATGAATACTTTATCACCTATGGACAATGTATCTGACGGGTTTGTATTCGCTATACCCGATGGATCCACACCAGTCGTTTGAATACCATCAGATTCAATCTTGGACGTGACAACCATAGGAATCGCTGCATCCGCATCTAACGTAATAAGATTACCGACGGTGAGACCGCTATCACCTATACGTACACCCTCGAAAAAGCTGATACCATTCGCGTACAACACATTTCCAGAAGAAGATGTATCGTCGATGTACACATTCGAACCGACCGATAAAGAATAGGTCGGAGATGTATTGGCGATACCGACGTTATTCTGTGTATACAATTCACCAAATACATGAAGATTGACGGTATTCGCAGAATCCATCGTGAAGTTTGCGGTTGTTGGGCCACCGGTCGTTCTCGACAGTTTCATAGTATCATCGGTGTGTGTGTACCCGAAGAACACGTTCGATTCTCCATCTTGGTCATGCATGAGAACCGCCATGTCGTACGTCCCGTTGTTTCCTTCACCCATGAGAATGACGGCATTCGATACGACGAGGTTATTCACACTCGTGTATGCAGGAATCTCCGTGATGGCCAAGTTACCCGTGATGTCCACATCACCTATAATATTAAGGAATCCATCTCGGATCACCACGTTACCCTTTTCAAATATAGCGACGTTTGAACCATCACTCGCACCTTCACTTCCAACTAAAAGATGTGTACCAATCGTCGCGTTCGAGGAAAATGTATTTCCGGTTACTTTCAAGACATTCGAGGCGTTGGCATCGGCGAAAAAAGCATCACCGACCGTCTTAATCGTACTCGTCGCAAAAAGATTTGTCGTTTGTACGTTACCTTCTACAGAAACGAGGTTATCGAGATTTCGATTGATGATGAAATCATTTTCACCAACTTGAAATTCATTCACGGGATTGTCAGTCCCGATACCCACCTGCGTAGCGGTCATTCGAAACACGTTCGTTAGACCCGTAAACTCTGTACGCTGAACACTAGCCGTGACACTCTCCGTAATCACGAGGTTCGCGACTTCGATTTTATCCGCTGTAATTTCACCGGCATCAATACTCGCGAGACCGCTCAGAACATCCGACTCTCGTGGTGCAGCATCTAGACTCGTCACGAAAACCTGGTCGAA